CAGTAGTTGACCTATTGGGTAATCCTGCTATTATGCCTGAAGAAGGTATGCCAGGAGGACACTATGATAATTTAGTTTCAACTCTTGATGAAGAACAACTACAAGAGATTGGTGCAGATGTTTATGAAAAGTATCAATCAGATAAAGAATCAAGACAAGAATGGGAAGAAACTTTCCAAAGAGGTTTTGATTTACTAGGACTAAAACTAAAAGAAACTTCAGAACCATTTGAAGGTGCATGTACTGCAGTTCATCCACTCTTAATAGAGTCAGCAGTGAAGTTTCAATCTAAAGCTTCTCAGGAATTATTTCCTGCAGGTGGACCAGTAATGGCTCAGATAATTGGAACTGAGACTGTAGAAAAACAATTACAAGCATCTCGTGTAAAACAGTTTATGAATTATCAGCTAACTGATATGATGCCTGAATACTTTCATGAATTTGAAAGAATGTTATTTCACTTACCAATTATTGGTTCAGCATTTAAAAAGATTTATTATGATGCATCATTAGATAGACCATGTTCAGAGTTTGTTCCTATTGACCAGTTCTATGTCTCTTATCATGCTTCAGATTTAATGAAGGCAGATAGATATACACATGTTATACTACGTAATCCAAATGACTTAGCAAAAGAAATTGATGCAGGTGTTTATGAAGATTTAGATTTACCTGATGCACAACCAATAGAACAAACATCAATGTCAATGAAAGTTGACGAGATTATGGGTACAGCTATACCTGCTGATTCTGACCCTCAGTACGTTTTATTAGAACAACATTGTTATTTAGATTTAGATGAAAGTGGTATTGGTTTACCTTATATTGTAACAGTTGAAGAAAGTTCAAGAAAAGTTTTATCTATTAGAAGAAACTATAATGAAGATGACCCTACTAAACAAAAGAAAATGTTCTTTACACATTATAAGTTTGTTCCAGGTTTTGGTTTCTATGGTTTAGGTCTAATACATTTCTTAGGTAATCTTACAATGACTGCAACTGCAGCTATGAGAAACTTAGTTGACTCAGGACAGTTTGCAACATTACCTGCTGGTTTTAAAGCTAAAGGTGTTAAAGTTGTAGGTGATAATGAGCCTCTATCTCCTGGTGAGTTTAGAGATGTAGAAGCTACAGGTGTAGATTTAGCTAGAGCAATTGTACCTTTACCTTACAAAGAACCTTCTAATACTTTATATCAGATGTTAGGTTTTGTTGCAGGTGCAGGACAAAAGTTTGCTGACAGTACAGAACAAGTAATTAATGATTCAACTAACTATGGTCCAGTTGGAACAACTATGGCATTGTTAGAAGCTTCAAGTAAATTTTTTAGTGCAATACATAAACGATTACATTATTCACAAAAAGAAGAATTTAAAATATTAGCAAGAATAAACTTTGAGTCTTTACCTGACTCATATCCTTACGAGGTTCCTGGTGCAAGTCCAACCATATTAAAAATGGACTTTGATGGTAAGATAGATGTCATTCCTGTAAGTGACCCTAATATACCTTCAAGTGCTCATAGATTAATGCTTTCACAGTTGGCTCTTCAGTTAGCCAGTCAAGCACCACCAGGAACTTATAATATACAGGCATTGCATAGAACAATATTACAAGCTGCAAATATGCCTAACTTAGAAGCTATACTTCCACCACAAGTACAGCCACAAGCACTTGACCCTGTATCAGATATACAGGCAGCAGTAAAAGGTATGCCAATAGCTGCTTTTCCTGGACAAGACCACATGGCTCATGTTACAGTTAAGTCTGCTTATTTAACTGACCCAATGAATGGTGGTAGTCCTATTATGCAAAAAGTACAACCAATACTTGAAGCAAATATAAAAGAACATATGATTATGAGATACCAAGAACAAATTAATGGAATGGTATCAGGAGTGGCTACTGACCCTGCAACATTACAACAAGTTCAGGCTCAAGCTGCACAACAGATTTCACAAGCCAACCAAGCAATGGGTAAAATGGAAACACCTGAGCAACAAATGGTTGAGCTTGAGAAAAAGAGATTAGAGATTGAGTCAGAGAAACTTGGTCTTGAGGCTCTACAAGAAGCTGCAAACTTAGCTGTTAAACAAAGAGAACTAACTATTAAAGAAGAAGACCAAGGTATTAAAGCTTTAAAAGATGGTGCTCAAATAGCAGTTAAGAGAACTGAAGGTGAAAAAAATCGTCAGTCTAAAATTGCAGGTCAAGCAATTAAAACTCTTGGTGACTTAGCTAAAGAAGAAATGAAAGGAGAAGACTAATGAGTGAAATGATTAAAGGTCCTAAACAAGGACAAGGCTATGGTGATTGGTCTAAAATATCTAGCACTGAATATTCAGTTCGTGCTAAAAAAGGTATTCTAAGACAAGACCCACCTGATAGCTATAAAGTTAAATAATAACTATGATACATAAAATTATTTCCGAGATTGAGAAGGAATTAAATCAGGAAGTAAGTCAAATTCAAAAATCATTAGGGGATGGTAATTGTGAAGACTATCCTCGTTATCAACAAATGGTAGGTTCAATTACTGGATTGAATATGGCTATAGCTATAACTAAAAATGTTTATAAAAATATGATTGATGGAGATGATGATGAGAACACCTAAATTAGAAAATGCTATTAAGAATAATGATTGGATTGAAGATGCAGAAAAACCTGACCCAGAAGTTTTACCTAACTTGCCTGGCTACCACATATTGGTTCGCCCTGTTTCGGTAAAGAGTAAAACCAAAGGTGGTCTATTGTTACCTGATTCAGTTAAAGATGATGTAGCTTATCTAACAACAGTAGGTAAAGTTTTATCAATAGGTGATTTAGCTTATGAAGATAAAGATAAATTTCCAAATGGTAAATGGTGTAATGTTGGAGACTATGTTTGTTATGCTAGACATGCAGGTCAAAAACTTTATTATAAGGGTGTGAGACTATTATTATTATTTGATGACCAAGTAATGATGAAAGTTGATGACCCTACTAACTTAGATATGACATATAACTTATCAAAATAAGAAGGAGAGTAATATGAAACTAACTAAAAACATTATAAGATTTCGTAATCTTTTAATTAAAATACCAAAGGCTATGAAAGGTATCTATGATGGTTCTGAGAATCGTTGGGGATATAGGAAGATTAACAATGACTAAATTATGTGCAAGGGGGAAAAATGCTGCGAAACGTAAATTTAAAGTTTATCCTAGTGCGTATGCAAATGCGTATGCTTCTAAAATCTGTGCAGGAAAAATTAAAGACCCTAGTGGTCTCAAGCGAAAAGATTTTAAAGGTCCTAAAAAGAAAATGGCAGGGGGTAAAAGAGTGGGTAAGCCACAAGGTAAAATTGCTAAAGGTTGTGGTGCTGTTATGGCAAGTAAACGAAAGCGAACTAAATATACTTAGTGAGAAATATAAAAAACAAAAAGGCAAAAGACCTGAAGAGATATAGATGAAAAAGAAAAAAGGTGGTGGACTTAAAAAATGGTTTAAAGAAGATTGGGTAGATATATCTACTGGTAAATCATGTGGTCGTAAATCAGCTAAATCATCAAAAAGAAAATATCCAGTATGTAGACCAAAGGCAGTTGCAAATAAAATGACTGCAGGACAAAAGGCTGCAGCAGTAAAAAGAAAAAGGGCAAAGACTAATGTAGGACCTAAACCAACTTCTATTAGGTACCCTATTAGTGCAAGTGGACGAAAACAAAAAGTAAAAAAGAAAAGGGGATAAAAAATGATTGACCCATTTACAGCTTTTGCAGCTTTGAAGGGAGCTACAGAAGCTATATCAAGTGGTATTAAAACAGGTAAAGATTTAATGAATATGTCAGGGTCTGTTGCAAAATGGGCAAAGGCAGAAGCAAGTCTTCAGGTTATATCAAGTGAAAAACCTAAAGGTTTAAATAAGTTATTTGGTAAACTTACAGGTGCTGAACAAAATGCAATTGATGCACATTTTAGAAAAGAAGAAGCAAAAAGAATTAGAGATGAAATGAGACAAATGTTTTTGTTATATGGTTCACCTGGTCAATGGGAAAGATTACAAAAAGAAATTGCAGTTGAAAGAAAAAGACAAGCAGATTTTTTAAAACAAAAAATAGCTGCAGCAAAAAGAAAAAAGAATATTATTTTATGGACAATTGCTGGAATATTAGGATTGGGTTTTCTAGCAGTTGAATATTATATAATTACCAATCTATAAAGGAGCAATAATGAAAAAAGCAAAAACTAGAATGGCTGGTGGCAAAAAAGTTAAAATGAGATATGCTGGTGGCAAAAAAGTTAAGATGATGAATGGTGGTGGAATTATACATGGACCAAAGAACTTAGTATAATTATGTCTCATTTAATATCCAATATACCTTTTTTTAGGTGTTGGGTAAGGAAGGAGTTTACTCATAATCATCAGGCTTATCATGGGGAATATTTACATGCATTAGCTATTGCAGTTAATTGTATGCCTGATAGATGTCTAAGTTTCCAAGTTGTTTTTACAGGTTGTGA